TATTTTAGCTATTAATTAAAAATTAATAGCTGATATAGCTCAGTTGGTTAGAGCGCACCCTTAGTAAGGGTGAGGTCACCAGTTCAACTCTGGTTCTCAGCATTTTAAAAACAAAAACAAAAACAATATAATAATAATTATATTGCTTTCGTAGCTCAGTGGTAGAGCGTTTCTCTTGTAAAGAAAAGGTCGTGGGCTCGTTTCCCATCGAGAGCACATCTATTAATTAATAATATTTAAAAGAATATTATTAATATTATTAAAATAATTAAAATGAGAAGATTTTTTTTCCATAAGAAAGAATGTATTTATGAAAAAATGAATGATGCTTTTGATAAATTAAGTTATTATTTAGAAAAATATAGAGAAACGGATTATATTATTTCTGATATAAAAATTTTTACAAAAGATAAAAATGGTATAACATTATATGGATTTTCATTTAAAGTAAATAATAATAAACCATATATTTATTTAGAAATATATTATATGAGCCCTGTTAATGAAATATTAAGATTATCAATATTTGATTCTGCAAATGATGCAAAAAGATTTTTATCAATATTAAAAGTTTTTCACATTGACTTAAATTTAGGTATTTTATATGATCCAAAAATAAATAAATTTTATCTTCATAAAAAGAGAATTCGTAAAGAAAAGAAGATATTTATTACTATTTAACCACTGCACATTAAACAAATTCCTTCATCTTCATTACAAATCACAGTCTTACCATTCTTTAAAGTTTTTTCAGTTAAAATAGATTTTTTCTCACCCTTTTCTTTATTAGCATCAATTGTAAATTTAATTGCATTTGTTGCTGGTTTTGTTCTTAAATAGTACATTCCAGTTTTTAATCCTGATTTCCAACCATATAGTAGAGCTGATGATAATTTTTTAGTATCTGGTTCAGGAAAGAATAAATTCATACTTTGACTTTGATCGACAAAGAATGATCTAGCCACTCCATGATCTATAACTGCTTTTTGTTTAATTTCCCAAACATTCTTATACAGATTTTTTAATTCAGCAGAAATTTCCATCTCCTGAACAGAACCATTATTAATGATAATATTTTCTCTAGTATCATTATTCCATACTCCTAATTCAGTTAAGTCTTTAATTAAATGCTTATTAATCATAATAAATTCTCCTGCTTGAGTTGATCTAGTATAGATATTAGAAGTATATGGTTCAAAACATTCATTATTTCCTAAGATTTGACTAGTACTAGCTGTTGGCATGAGAGCAGTTAATAGAGAGTTTCTCATTCCATTCTTTGCTATTTTTGCTTTCAATCCAGTCCAATCCATAACAGGACTCATTTCCATAATTCTTTTGGATCTTGCATCATAATCAAATTGTAAAATTCCCTTTTCAAAGTCACTTCCTTTGTAATATCCATAACTCCCTTCTTTTTCTGCTAATTCCGTAGATGCTTCTACACATCCATAGTAAATAACTTCCATAATTTTACCATCTAAATCAATTGCTTCTTGAGATTCAAATGGTAGTTTCATTAAACATAGTAAATCTGCTAATCCTTGAATACCAACACCAATTGGACGATGGTCTAGATTAGTTTTCTTAGATTCTACAGTAGGATAAGAATTAACATCAATTACTCTATTTAAATTTATGGTTGCTAATTTGGCAACTTCTTTTAGTTTATCATAGTTATATACACCATTTTCATAAAATTTATTAATGGCAATAGATGCTAAGTTACACACGCTATGGGTGTCAATATTTGAAACTTCTGTAATTTCTGCACATTGACCAGTTAAAATACCATTAAATATACCAGTATGATTTTTATGCTCTCTGAAACAATATGTATCATCAATATCTCCTAAATCTGAAACTTTAGAAATTTTAACAAATTGTTTTGCATCTCTTTGTGGTTCTTCAACATCATCAATTTTAAGTCTATTACATTTTAATCCTAATTCAGTTAATTTATAAAGATCACACGATGTCACTAAAAGTCTATATCCAGTTTGACATTCAAAATATTTTTTACCTCCTTTACCATCAGGCAATAATCTTTTTCCTGCAGGATTACCAACATTAAGTTTTCCATTAATTCCCATAGTATTAAGCATTCTATTAATCTTAATTAGAAAGTCTTTATCAATTGAAGATAATTGGAGTTGTTTATTAGAACCATTTACAGCAATAGTTCCATCACCATCAATAAAACCAGCAAACCATTTTAGTCTAATACTTAGATTTTGATCTAAAGGTACAGAATATTTATCAGGTAGATCTAGTGGTAATAATACATCTATTCTAACATCACTCTCATGTGACTCAATACCTTCTCTAATATCAATAAAATCTAATAATAATTTCTTTTCAGCATATAATGATATTTTTGGTTTTTTACTAATAATTGCAGAACATATTCCATCATTATTATTTTCAGTTAATGATACATCTAATTTATGATAATTTTGATGTCTTGAACAATATAAGTTATTATCAGCTTTGAAACTACATTTATAAGATTCTTTATTTTTATATGCTTTATAATAAGTTCCTTCAGCTGAAAATAAACCAGCAGTGTATGGATATTTATAAGTATTTAATCCTTCTTTAATAATAGGATAATTGCATTTCATTAGTTTCATATCAGTTTTTAGATCTTTTGCTTCAACAATAGTTGGTTTTTTAATATGATAATCATTTGACTGAATATGAAATTTATGATAAGGAGTACAGAATAATTCATTTCCATCACTTGTTTCTACTAGAATTAGTTTTTGATTAGTACCTGTTTGTTTAACTTGTACATTACTAAATTCATATCCATTCCAAACATTAACAAATTGTTCCTTTAATTCTGAAATTACTTTATAACCTTTATCAGTTAGAATTTCTGTTTCTGGAGCAACACATAAATTGCTTGACTTTACAACTCCAATATTTTTCTGATTGCATCTTTCATTAACTCTATCCTTATAAGCAATATAAGGAACACCAGTTTCAATTTGAGACACTAAAATTCTATCCCATAATTCATGTGCTTTAATTTTTTCTCTATACTTTCCTTCACTTACATATTTATTGTACAGAGCTTCAAATTCAGCTCCAAAAGTTTCATTTAAGTTAGGACATTCATCAGGACTCATTAAATACCAATCACCATTAGTTTCTACAGCTTTCATAAATAGATCAGGAACCCATAATGCTAAGAATAAATCTCTGCATCTTTCAGATTCAGCACCAGTTTGTTTCTTAAGTTCTAAAAAGTCTTTAACATCAGCATGCCATGGTTCTAGATAAATAGCAAATGAACCAGCACGTTTACCCCCTTGAGTTACATGCTTTGAAGTTTCATTAAGAACTCTGAGTAATCTAACAATACCATTACTTCTACCATTACTTCCTTTAATAATAGAATTTTTAGCACGAATATTTGAAATGTGAACTCCTATACCACCGGCTCCTTTACTAATTTTTGCACAATCTGCTACATTTTTATACATACCTTCAATGCTGTCATCTGTCCCTAAAAGGAAACAACTTGCATATTGACCATTAATAACTCCAGCATTAAAAAGAGTTGGAGTAGCATGAGTAAAATATCCATTAGAGATAAAATCATAAGTTTGCTTCATTAAGTCTTTAGCATCTTGAAGATAATGAATAGAAACTGCTACTCTTAAAAATAAATCTTGAGGAGATTCAACAACTTTATCATCAAATTTAATTAGATAGGATTTTTCTAGAGTTTTATAACCAAAAAATTCAAAAGTATAATCTTTCGTATAATCAATTAATTTATTTAAAAATTCTGTATTTGCATTCATATAAGCTAACATTTCAGGAACTAGATAATCACGTTTATATAATTTATTATACATAGTTTGAATATAGTTCATTCTACCAACAAAGTTATCGTTTTCTCCTAATAAAAGTCCAATATTTTTTTCAGCACTACTTACTAGAATTCTACCACCAAGTTGATTATATTGGTAATCAGTTGATGCTAAAGTAGCACAAATATTACCACTTACAGTATCTAATTCAGAAGTTGAGATTCCATCATAAATACTATTAATAGTTTTTAGCGATACATTATGTACCTTAATACGATCTAAGTCTTTAGATAATTGTTGTAGTCTGGAAGTAATTTTATCAAATGATATCTCCTCACGTATTCCATTTCTTTTTATGACAAACATACTTATTTTATTACTCATTATTTATATTATTCTAAATTATTTTATTTATCAATTTTTTATTAAATTTTATGATGTAAAATTTTTTAAAATAGTATTATATATATATAGATAAAGATGAATACCTCTTTATTAATTGGATTAAATGGTATTATAGTAGCTTTAATATTAGCAATAAACGATGTATTTAGTTTTGGTATGACTAAAAATATATTACAAACTAATAAAGAGTTATATTGGTTAGCTATTCCAATGACACTATATGCTGTACAAATTTTAATATTTTATTATGGATTAAAAAGTACATCAATGACAATTTTAAATAAAATGTGGAATCTTATTTCTAATATATTGATAACAATATTAGGAATATATTTCTTTAAAGAAAAGATAAATAATATAAAAACTATAGCATTATTATTAGGTTTTATTAGTATTATATTATTTGCTGTAGATGAATTGAATGAAGGGTAAACAAATTTAATTTATTTCATTAAAAAAATTTATTATGTCATTAAAATCATTAATAGTTTCTAGTAATGATTTGTAATAAGATAATATAATTTTATCATCATACTCAGAATATAATAAAAAAAAAGTTATATTTTCCTCTATAGATTGTACTTTTATACTCATTAACTCATAAAATTTTTTATCAATATTTTTATTTTTTTCTATAAATTTTAAAATTAATGGACATATTATTAAAAAATTATTAATAGTTACATTTTGTATTTTTTTTTTCATAATATATAAATTTATCAATATCTTCATATGGTTTAAAAGAAAATATAATATTATTTTTTATTATTAAATAAACTAAAACTAATGGAGGTCTGTCTATTTTTTCTTTTTGTAAATCATTCATGAAATCATAATTATTTTTAAATAATTCAATATTATTATATATATTAATATCATTAATAATTTTAGAAATCTCAGCTAAGTTTTTAATATATTTTTTTTGTATTTCTAAGATACTCATATATATATATATAAAATTAATTATATATATATTAATTTAAACATTTGTAAACATAAATAGTAATGGATACAATTTTTTCATATCAAATATATTTTATTATTGCTGGTGGATCATTATTAGGATTATCTTTATTTATATTTTTAATTTATTATACAGTAAATAGGTATTATATTCAAAGACCAGTAATAGTTTTAGATATGAATGAAAGATTATTAGATGTTGGTGTTTAAAAATATTATAAATATTTAAGAAGAAACACATATATTAATGTATAATAAATTTTACAATGGAATATATTGGAATTGTAGTGATTACAGTGATATTTTTTGTGTTTATTGGAACAGCTTATACTTATAAATATTTTAGATGCTTACGAAATT